AATCAACGGTCATTTGCTGATGTGAATGAAGTGTGTGACTTTGCCCGTCAAATGGCAACCACTGTAACCTTTGTAGACAATAAAGGTGCTGCACATCTGAAAAAATGCATCAACACCTTTATCAGAACTGGTGCAGTTCTTGATGATGAAGCATTGAGCATTGCAGGCAACTGTGACATCAATCTGATTCGTTTGTGGAAGTTGGTCAAGTCCATCAAGGAAGATTGCCTGTTCCTGTGTCGCAATGATGGTCCTGCTGCTTATATTCAACAGGATCGTATTGATGCAGAAGGTTATGTGATGTCCAATGAGTATGGCACCTACAAACTCATCAATCGTGAGTTCTTCAGTCGTGCTAACTTCACGATGGAGAAGGCATGGTCTAAATAAAAATAAAAACATGAAGACCTTCTCACAATTTCTGGAAGCGGCAGGTGATCCAATTAAACCAGAGCAGGTGATTCCATTGGATGCAGAAGCACAGAGAAATCTCAGAAATGCGATGAGACCAACCAGTTCTGCAAAACCAGCACCAAAAGAAGATAAAGTTAAAAATTTCATTCAAAGAATGAGAATTAACACCATGTTATCACCACTGTAGAATCATGAAGACATTTTTCCAATTCATGTCAGAAAGTGGTGGATCTCCTGGTAAACCTTATATTCCGCAACCAGGACCATCAAAACCAACGCAACCTGAAGAAGGTTTTGATGAGTTTCGCAGAAAGTATGGTCTTCCACCAAAGAATCCAGTTAAGTTAGCAAAAGCAGTTCAGGAAGATTCTGGTAAGTTACAATCTTATGAACGCACTCGTCATGAAGATGATGCTTATCAAACATCAACACAAAAACTGCAAAATCCAAGATTGAGAAAACTCAGACGTTATCTCAATCAAGACATTCGACGTTTCACTGTTTGAATTTTATCATCATGGCAACTCCGAAAAAACCCAAGAAGAATCCTACCTTTGGCAATGGCGACAAGCGCCGTGCTACTGGTCAGTGTCGCACACAAGCACAGAAGAACGCAAGCAACCGTCGCAAGAAGAAGTAGGACAGTTGAAGAAGTGTCACAGTTCCCTTCAGAATCGCCTGTAGCACCCTTATAATACTGAGGTAATCGCAACCACCTCTCATGATTGCTGACACCACCCAAGACGCTCAAATCCGCCGCACAATCATCAAAAGTGTAGAGCAGATGGATCAACGACTGCTGCAACGCATTGCTTATGAATGTCGTTGTGAAGAAATGGGTCTTCGCCCTGATGCTTGGAAACTGTATCCTGAGGACTGATGGCAACTGGTATTTTCTTTCTGATCGGTTATCTCATGGGTGCTGGTCAAATTCTTCTTGTTCATTCTCTTCTTAAAAACAAATGAATCTTTACATTATCAATGATGTTCTTTACGATTACACCGCAGGAATGTGTGTGATTGCAGCGGAATCTCTGCTTCGTTGCGAACAAATCTTTATGGAAAGGTTTGCACTTGGCAATAGTGATTATATTAATGAAAAAACGAAAAAAGATTTCAATACTGCAGAAATCAAAGTGATTGAGAATGTTCCCTACAATAAGGAAGAGGTAGTGTCTTATGTTTATGGTGGAGGTTGAAATGAATCAAGATCAACTGATTCGCAGCATCAATCAAGAACTTGAGAATCTGATGACATTGGATGAGAAGTTGTCAGAACAGTATGATGCTTATTGCTATTATCCTGATACGGATTATGAACCAATTGTAGAACGATTCACGCCTGAACTTCTGAAAGAACTTGAAGACCTTGTATACCGACTTGACAATGACTGACTACGGATTCTACTCAAAAGAAGAATTAAAAGATCTGGACGATTCCGATCTGTCATTTGAGATCTCAGATGCGGTGATTCTAAATGTACCAGATGCTGATGCTTATTTGGATCTGTTGATTGAAGAACTGAAGCGCAGGAATGATTAATTATAGAACCAATAATATTTCTTATATGTGTATTTGTGTGGATGTTTTAAACTCTTTTGTATTCCGCTTAAATTATTAGACCCCAAATATCTACAAGCTGCACTAATACTTTCAAATTCTATTTCTTCCCAAGTTTTTTTATGAACCCCTTTTATAGGAGTTTTGTTTGATGTATTGTCTAATTTTTTCCATCTATAACCGTGTGCTTTCCACCCATTTTTTATTGCTTCGTGTATATTTCCAGATGCTTTTTTTCCAGTAACTTCTAATGCAGCTGCAGTCATACTTTCCCATATTTTTTGTTCACCAGTTTCTACATTAATCCCCATTACTTTTTTTGCTGTATGTTTTCCATTCCCTCTATTTTCTTTTAATTGAAATCCCCAAGGTTCTGTTCTTTTTGATAGTGTTTGTTGAATTTTATTATTCCATTCATCAGTTCTTTTCTCTAACATTGCGTTAGATACTGCTACTCCTATGTTTTTCTTTGTTTCTTCATTGAATATTACTTTACCACCACCAGTTGTAGCATTATATCCTTCTGCACTCTCAAATGTATTATAATGTTTTATCCAATATTCCTCTTTCTCATTCAATAAAGTTTCATCACATTCATCTATCTCTTTGATCATAAAATTATGATTACCATACTTACGCATAGCACGATGTAATGGAGAAGATGACATTCTCAATGCTTCTTGTATATGTTGTTGCCACCTTTTATTCATTCCCTGAGTGGTTTGACCAACATATTTGTGTCCATTTTGTTTGTTGACAATGAGGTAAATGATTCCTTGTGCCATATTACCAGAAAACGCTATTGTTTATTTAGAAAATACAATAGTTATTCCATATAATATAATATAAAATTGTAGTATTGTAGTAGTTTTGGTTAATGTTGGATTAAATATATTTGTGTTTTGTATGCATTCTCAATAAATTTTTATTATTGAGAATCAATTGAGTATATTGTTGAGAATAGTGTTGAATGCTTATAAATGCCTGATCCTTATGTTTTGAATACTTATAAATGCCTCTGGGTCTTGTGAGTTTAGCGAGCGTATCATAAGACGCGCAGTTTGTCAACCCCACCCCGCCGAAAATGTTACAAGACGCACACAATTCTTCACAAACCACATATATATTGTTATGAATCTCGACGAGACCTACATCTAGACAGGTTGCATCTCGTCGAGTTTTATGCTACAATTACACAGAATCTCGACGAGCATTATGTACGACGACTACGATCTCGACTATACATACAGCAACGATTACGCAGATCTCGACGAGGATGCATACTCTGAGTTTTATACATCAGATCTCGACGAGGATTATACACGAGATGGGCAAGATTATCAAGATCTTGCATATCGCCATTATGCATGATAGAATCTAGTACAATCGCATCTAGTTCTCATGATCGCACAAAAGCAACGGGTACGGGTTATTCTAGACATCGAGTGTTATGATGATCTGAATCTAGAAGATATCAATTGGCGCGAAGTACTCCAATTGGAAGGGGATGAGGAAGTATACACCACCATCAAAGAGTTTGATCCCTTCTGATTCTCAATAACGATTTCTTATTGAGAATGGTGTGACAGTTCAAAAAGTGGCACAAGGACACCACACCCTGTGCCGTTTTTGGTCTTATAGTGGCGAAGTTCGCATCAGAAACTCATGCCCACCAAGTTTTATATCGAAGAAGGACACGGTTGTGTATACTTTGCCGATAATTATGAATTGTTTTATGCACCGATCAATGTGTATGGATTCTTTAACTTGGAGGAATCCTGCCCTGTAGATTTGGCGGAGTGTGAGACGCCAGAAGACGAAGCACACATTCTGCGGATTCGGGATCTGCTTATGCCAGTTCAAAAAGTGGCATAAGGGTCTTGCACACTGCCCAGATTCCTGCCATACTTCCATTGTTCGCCACACATCACTGACATGGCAACCCGCTCTCGCATTGGAATCGAACTTGCTGATGGTTCGATTCTGTCTGCCTATCACCACTGGGATGGTTATCCTGAATGGTTGGGGCGGATTCTGCAAACTCACTACAATAGCAAAGAACTCGCTGCTGAACTGATTGATGGTGGCGACATGTCATCCTGCTGGACAAAAGAACGCTGGGATGAGAGTGCTGACGGCACTTATGGTCCCGAATACTATTCTCAGCGTGGGGAAGATTCTCCGCCCCGTTGTGATGCTAACCTGAAGGAGTATTTGTCAGATGGTGAAGAGTTTGCCTACATCTTCAACCGTCTGGGTGAATGGATCTGCTACAGTATTCAGGGCGATGCTGCCAACCTGACTGAGATTCCTTCGGGGGCGCTGGCAGTTTAAGAAGTGTCACAAGGGGTGGCGACACTGCCTCCGCCACCCTTATACTACAAGAGTCAACCAACCACACACCACATGGAAGACACACTCTGGTCTGAGATCGCTGATGCTCCTGGTGAAATCTTCGACATTCCTGAACTTCGGGAATTGGATGAAGAATACCAGAATGATGAGCAAACCTGGAACGCATTTCTTAACAGCAACTGGGACTTCTGATGACACTCACTCCTGACGAAATCAGTGCGATTCTGGAACTCATTGAGTTTCATGATGATTGGGATGAAGTCAGTGAAATTGTAGGGGCAGATGTACCTGCTCTCTATGATAAACTGCACAACATGATGACCTACGCTACTTCTGGGTGATGATTACTGCTATTGTGGGTGGCGTCATTCTCGCCACCTTTTCCATCATGTTCTACCTTGATGATCGTATGGGTGGCGGTCTTTATGATCCCGACCCTACTGCTTCTGACCGTTATCGGAGGAACAAATGAATTATCTCACTCCTAATGATCTTGACAACCTCATTCGTTTGATTGAAGATAACAATCAGTACAATGATGATGAGGATAAAGAGTTCTGGGATGACATTCTGATTCGCCTCAATCAAACCTACCGCCACTGTCTTGATGAGTTCTGAAATGACCAACACTTTCGATCGTGAAGCACTGGTTGAAGCATACATCGACCGTTTGCTTGACAACATGAGCACCAAAGATCTTCTTCAGATTGTTGGTGATCAGATGGAAGAAAATCTCACCAGTTATACTGATGAGGAACTAATTTCTGAGGTTGAATCTTACTATCCCGATCTTTTGGAGGAATCTGCACAATGACCAAACAACTTCTGATCTCTCAACTTCGTCTTGGTAAAAATGGGAACGACATCCTTTCGATTCTTGATGCACTGTGTGATGGGATGGACAGTGGTGAATCTGGCAAGGATAATGTTCCAACACTAGACGAGATCCAGTTCTGAAACTCGACGAGATGTGCCACTTTTCTTAGTGGCACATTCACTCTCGACGAGCATAGGCACATCGACTAGATTATGCACATCTCGACGAGCACATCATGCAAACCGCATTCGTCACTCCAATTTCAAAGAAAGCAAAGAATCGCTTCGCCAACCTTATGGACAGCGATGATCAATGCATCATTGAACAACACAAAGGCAACAAGGTCTTTCTTACATCCATGAACAAGCGTAACCATTTCTGGGTTAACCTTGACAGAGACCCTGACTGGATGATAGAATTATGATCAAAGGGGAATGAGATGCGCCCCGCTCTTAAGAAAAGACACTCGATGAGTTGAGCACAGATAATCATAGCATAGGCGTAGGTGATGTGGAACTCAGGATCGGGGTGGTGCCTGATCCTTTTTACTTTTTTTAACATTTAATTATTTCAAGGCAGGTGCGGTGGCGATGTATTGTCGTCTACAGGGATACCCCTCCCCTCATCTGATTGTCCCTATAAGATACTGCCAGACGGGGCAAAAA